TTCCTTCAAACATCATCCCTCCGGTATCCCGTGTACGTCGCGGGGCGGTAGTAAATCCGCTTGGGATCGCCGCTGTCTACAATCACCTGCACGTCAATGCTGCGGATTCGGTAGTCGCCCTTTCCCGTTATCGTCACCGTGTCATCAGGGAATACATCCGGGTAATACTGAGCCTTCCACGTCGCCGTAAGTACAGGATCCATAAACCCGGGCCGCGTGACGAGCGCATACGCCATGCGCTCAATCGCCGCTTGACTGCGCACCACAGAGTCCCGGATCATAATCGTCTTGGGTTCCCTCAAGCCTGTAACACTGTCGGGGGACAGCGAGTCTTCATCCTTCACAATGAACATACACGGGCGGCTGCTCGAATCGCAGTACCAGAACCCAAGGATATTGCACTGTGGCTCCTGAGAGAACTCCTCATAGTCCCAACAGGCATTGTCGCCCATTGTCCCTAACTGAAATGTGCGCACAACGGGTGTCGGGTCGTCAGGGTGATACATCCGAAAGACCCAATTGCCACCGACGCACCGCTCGTCGAAGGTGTATCCGATCTTCTGTTCAATCTTCGTGAACCAGGTGTCAACGGTGTCCCCGGGCTGAGGCTTGTAAAGGTGACGGGTCGCGTGTCCCGAAGTCTCAAAGCGCATCCCCCCAAGGTCGGGGATCACCATATAGGCATCTTCTGCCCCGCACAGCCTGAACAGATATCGCACAACATCCGTCACCAGCCGCCCATCAAACGGCCCGGTCGATGGAAGTTGCACCGCCCGCGCCCTGTGCCGCAGGATACTCTCCAGTTCGTAGTGCAGCGTTTTGGCCGCGTCCACGGGCGCCTCTACCCGCCGGGGTCGCTTGGCGAATCCAAGGAATATCGGGGTGCCAAGCGTTATCTCAGTAATGCGGTTCAGGGGGAACGACGTTCCGCCCCAGTCAGGGCCGTTGCTCAGGCTGATGTTGCCAGTAACTCCCTCGCGCCCCTGAGAGTATTGCAGCGAAAGCGATATGACGTTGTCAGTTATCTCCTTTTCGTCGCTCCCACGGGTACCCGTCTCCCCTGCAAAGTGCAGCCACGCTCCAGTCACGAACGGCGTAAAGTTCGGCCGCGCGTCGGGGTTGTAATCGTCGGGCGAAGCGGTCAATTCGTACTTGACGCAGTACTGATACTTGGTTCCATCCCAGACCATTTCGGTTTCGCTGTCAGTGTCGAGAACCGTCATGTTGACAGATGTCCCCATCAACGGATACCAGACTCGTGGCTTGGTGTCAGGGTCAACTATAGTCCTGACTTCGGCTGCTGCTGGCGGCGGCCAGTTGAGCGCGCGAATCGGCGTGGTATATTCCACCGAATCGGGGTAGACAGCGTGCATCGCCTGCACCATGCCCTGTGATGCGGGGAAGTGAATGGAGAGCGGGCCCGCAGCCGTGATCTCATTGCTTATGTCCGTCTCGTCGAGCGCCGTATCCGTATGAACGAACCCGCCTCCGAGCGTTGGAGACCAGAAGAGAATCTTGTTCCCGAGCATGGGCTGTATCAGAAGGGTCACAACCTCCCCGCTAATACTGCGAGTCGTTTGCGTTAGCTTGCCCTTGCCAAGAGCGGTTGTCCCTTTGTACAGGCTCGTCGTCGCGTCTGAGTATACAAAGAGGACGTGTTCGCCGAACTGTATGGTGATGGCGGCGTAATTGTCACCTTGGGGGCCAAAGGCACGGAAGCTCACCACGAACGGCTGATTCGGCACGTACTCCCTGATGGTCCGAATCCGTTCGTTGTGGTTGAGCGATATGAGCCAGTAGTCACCAGTGTAGAGATATTCAATCTCGTCCCACCAGTCCGGGTCTCCTTCCTCTGCTTCAGGATCACGTATGGGGGTGAATGCACTTTTGCGAAGGCGTGCGTAGTCTCCCGTTGTAGTTGTTGACCACTCGCGCTTCAACTGCAACGGCTTGAGTTGCAACGCAGGATAGAGGGGATTGACCCACCAGTCAGTGTTGGTATTTACGTTTGGGACGCACCACCCGAAGTCAAAACCGTCCTCCTGCGGGGGTGTGATTACAGATTGTGCTGGCCCCGCCGTCTTTGCAACGTCAAGGCTGACCTTCAGGTAGTCATGTATTGCCATAGGTTAGGAGTGTGACCTATCCGGCCATGTTCGGGTAGAGTTGGCGCAGGTAGTATTCGTTTACCTGGTGCGCGATGCTTGACGCCATCTGCGCGAGGTAGCCGTCGCCAGCAACGGTAATGGTGAGCCCCTGCATTGTGGGGGTTGAGCGACGCATTTCTCCTATGGATATCGGGCGCACGCTGTTGGAGTTCGCGCCGATGATCTCCCACGCGAAGTCCTTCCAGTCCTTGGTATTCCCGGATATCTCTTTGGTATTCCCGGATATCTCTTCGAGGCGTCGGCTCGCCGCCTGCATGAGCTGGTTTGATTCTTTGAGTAGCGTGGCCGACATGCCCTGCTCAACGGCGTTGCCGGGGGCAAGCGCTCGCGAGCGCATTTGCCGGGCCAACTCCCGCATTTCAGATGCTTCCTTCTCGGCAGCTTCCTCCGGCGTCCGGTTAGCGGCGATGTAGCCTTCGGCCCTCTGGCGTTCTTCCGCTATGCGTTCACGAGACTGCACGCCCTCTGCGTAGTCATTGATCTCGTCGTCAAGCTTGCGCCATCTGGCGCTCCCGGTAGTTGCGCGATTGCGCTGTGCTATCAGCCCCTTGAGGTGGTCGAGTTCGTCGTCCTTTTCGCTGTTACGCCCCAACAGGTTTAACGCTTCGCGGGCCTCCTGGCCCTTGATGGCCGCAACGGCCATTGCGACAATGCTCATGATGCCGCCCGCGACTATCATTCCGCCGCCGAACCTGCCGCCCGTGATGCCGCCGACAATCTGCATGGACATCGCGGCGGACTGCATCCCGCGCACCATCTTGTTCGTCGCGCCGTCCACGTCCATGAAGCTCATTGCGAGCGTTGATGCCGCATACGCGAGGGCGCTCATCTGGACGATGCCGCGCTGCCGAACGCGCATCTCGTTGGCGCGTACGAACTCCTCCTTCTTGTCGCTCCCTATACCGTCCCTACCAGACACTCCGCCACGGTCGCCAAAGCCGCTGGCAACGGTAAGGCCACCACCGCCACCACCTTGACCACTCGCGCCTCCTCTACTTACACGTCTACCGCCACTGCCCGCGCCCGGGGCATGCACTTGGTGGCTTAGTGCTTCCCGGGCACGTTGCGCTTCTATTTCCCTCCGCCAAAAAGCGTCGTCCGAAAAAGAGCCCGCTTGGCTCTGTGAGGGTTGGGTTGGGGTGGAGGGTACGACTGTTTTGCGTGTAACGGGCGTCCATGGGATTCCGAGTGAGGCCGCCGCACCCTTGAGATATTCAACCCCAGGGCCACCTGCCTTACGCTCTTCGGGTGTAAGGCTAGCTATCGCTTCCTCAATAGCTCTGCGCTGAGAACTCGCTACAGAGCTTGCCTGCGCGGTTGTTCCCCGCTGTCCTTGGCCACGGCTTGCCTGGTCGTTGAGCGACTTGACCTTCTGGGACACCTCCTCGAAACCGGCGGTCTTCGCCCGTATTGTTACGTCTACTATTTTGTTCTTTGGGGCGTCAGCCATGTCTCAGCCTGTGGTCACTCCGTCCTCTGCCGCTTCCTCAAGTTCCAGGGTCTCCAACGCGAGCGCGTCCGCTATGAAGTAGTCCGGAAGCTCGTCCGGGTGCCGGTGGAAATACTTCAGCGCTACTCGGAGTCTGCGCCGCTCGGGAGGGTGCCACTCGAACTCTCGTTCGTACTCGTCCCGGAACCGGCGGCGCTGGAGGCGTTTTTTGCCGCCTCCACTGCGAGATACATCCCGTCAACTTCGTTCAGGACGTCCCACACGGCGTTCCACAGGTCAACGTTCGTCCGATAGACCTGAAGCCACTGGGGGAATGTCCACTGCGGGTCAACAATCCGGAACCGCAGGTGGTCCGCGTCCTGAACCACTGCCGCCGTGGGGGCGAACTCCATCCCGTTCGGGAGCTTGATCGGGGCCGCGCCAACACTCAGCACGTGCGCCTCGGACTGCTCGCGAAACTGACGGCGCAGTTCCCCGTCGCGCCACGATATGAACGAGATTTCGTACTCCTCGCCCTGCCCGTCACGGATCACCGCCGTGTGGAGGTCTTCCATGACGGGCTTGTAGGCGTCTAGGTATTCGGCCGTCAGTTTCTTCGCGCTCGATCCCGCTTCTTGCTTACTCATTGTTTTCCGCTTCCTTTGTGCGTTGTGTCGTTATGCTGTGCCGCAGAGCTGCCGTGTCAGCCTCATGCGCCCGGTGTGCCCGGTGCCTGAAAGGTTATAGGACGCTTCTTCCACGAGGAATGTCCCCGCGTTAACAAGCGTGCCGCCTTTATATGCCTGAATGTTGACGATCACGGTGGTGTTCACCAGATCCATGAAGTCAACCGTAGCATCCAACGTATCAATTGCGTGATTTGACTCTATCGTCATGCCTGTGCGGGTTCCGATGGGGTAATCGTAGAGAGAGTTGATTGGGGCGAGTTCCGCGCGTCCCGTCACCGAGTGCGTGATCGTCGCATCAAGCAACACTGTTGCCAGGTTGAGTGAATTGTACTGGTAGACATACACCCGGTATGGTCTGTTTGCGCAAGCCATTGTTCAAAATCTCCTTAGAGTGCTATCGTTCTCAGGGGCAGGGCGTAGCCCTGAACCGCATCGCCTTCACTTCCGCCCGTCAGCGCGCTGATGGCCGTCCAGTTCGCAAACAGCGGCAACACCTTAGCGTGCTTCGCTGTCGTCCATGCGTTCACCAGATTGCTCTTCATCGTGAGCTTGTCGTTCGCCGTCACTGTGTCAATCTGGCAGATTTCCTCGAAGCCGGTGTCGTCGTCAACAATCGCGACCCATTCACCCGCGAGGAACTGGCCAGTCGCCGCGACCTCCACGACATTCTGAGCCGCCGCCGCGTTCTCTGCAAGCGCCTCCGCACCAACTACCACCTGCGTGTCCGCCGTCATCGTCAGGCCGGTCAACGCGATTGTCTTGGTCGTTACCCTGTCCTGAAGCAGGACAGTGACAGTCATGGCGGTCAGGCCCGCGCCCGAGTCAGATGTAATCACGAGAGGAGCGCCAATCATGCTGGTGGGCAACGCGCCGTCCGCAGCCGTGTAGGCCCATGTGCTTGCCCCGCGCACCATGTTCCCGAAGTTGTGAAGGCAGGATGTCGTGTTGTCGGCAAGGTCCGTCGCGTAAACGCCCTTCGCCCACACATACTGTGGGTCAAGGCGCACGCCGGCCTTGTTGTAGTAGAGTTCCGCAAAGTCCCACGGAACGCCGACCGCCTTGGCCGCGAGGTAGGTATTCCACGGGTCGGTACTATAGCCCAGCCCGGGCGCCGCCCCGTCTGTGGGGTTTCGGAAGTAGGACTCTATCAGGTTGAGAACGGCGGCAATCTTGGTCTGGTTGCCGAAGTCCGCCGCCGCAAACATGGTGTCCAGGTCAGTGACGGTCTGCCCCTTGACGATGTTCTCGAATACCTCGTCGTCGGCGGCGTCCACGCGGGCCCAGAAATCCGTGCCGCCCGACCAGGAGTCCCGGGACACCTTGCGTATCATCGCAAACCTGTCGAATATGCCCCGAAGGGCCGAATCAGCGCTCATTGTTTATCTCCGTGTCTTCAGGCGCGTGTCCTGAACTGCCTGATATCTATGTCAAACTGCCCGAAGTGGCAGACCATAACGCCCTGCCCGACCTGTATGCCAACAAAGCCGGACCCTGGCGATGTGTAGTTGAGAAGGCTGGACTGAAAGACGTTGCCGTTCAGGTTCGGTTCGTCCTCGAACTTTGCCAGAACAGCGTCCACAAGAGTATCGTAGTCCGGCTCGGAAGGGTGGGCCTCGTCGTCGTCTTCGTCAAGCGTGTAGGGGTAGTAGAGCGACAACTGATAGGTCGCCGACCGTTCTGTCTCTGGCCCGTCGAGGTCGTTCATGGCCACGCCCGGCCAGTCGCACTTTTCACCTGACCTGCGGATGTGCCAGAACGGGCCGCCCGCGGCCCCGACCTCTGTAGCCCAGTCCGGTATCTGCCCCCAACGGTCGAGCCACGTTCCAGAGTTCGCGACCTGCCCGACCATCGTCTTGATCACACCCCGTATCTGGCTGTCAGTCAGAAATGCGGCGTCAACTTGAGGCAATGGCTATACCCCCTTCATCAATTCGTCGGCCGCCTCGCCCAACACCTTATCAATGTAAGGCATGGACTCATCCAGCCCCCGGTCAAACATAAGAAAACCGGGCGTCCCTGTCTCAGTGAAGGCAGGACTTGATGTTCCGTGCCGTGCGATGGACGCGCGAATCCGCTTCGTTGCCTGTAACGCCTCGGTGCCAGACTTTCCGAGTTTCTGTGTCACCCACAGATGCAGAGGCTCGAAGGGAACCCAACGCGGCCTCGCCCCGGTCTCGACAGCGGCGCCGTATATCATATCGGTGTAGACGTGCCCCACAACGTCAACGGGAACCTGGGACACGACCTCCGTCTCTCGGAAAATGTTGCTTCGCAGCAGGCCGGTCACGCCAACAGGCGTATGCTTCTGCACGTTCGCCTGTATGTGCGTGACAATTTTGTTGACGGCATCCAGCGTGACCTCCGGACCGCGCGCTGGCACCTGCGCCAGCACATCGCAGAGCCGCTTGAGCTGGCTAGTGTCAATGTCATAAGCGAGGGTGACAAATCCTCCGCCGGGCTTGTTCAGGATGGATCGGCTGTTAACCGGCAAGGGGGTACTCCCACTGAGCGGTCACGCCATATGACGGCTGGCTCACGGTCCCGCTCGATGTCATGTCTATCCCCAGAATGCGGTAGCCGGTCTGCTCAAAGCGGCGGGCTATGGAAAGCCACTGATCCGACTTGCTCCGATAGTCAATGCTGTCTGCCTGCACGGCTGGGTTAGTCGTTGCCGCGAACTTTGCCGCTATCGCGTAGCAGGCCAGCGCCGCTGATAACTGCGCGACACCCTCAAGTGCATTCGCTGGAACCGTCGTCTCCGTCTGTCCTATCGAGTAGGTAACAATCGCAGATTCGCCTGTTGTCGGCGTGACGTCAAGAAAACGCCAGCTTGACGGGCCAATCAGATAATCGTCTCGCGCAAGATAGTCTGGCTCCTGACTGCCTGATGGGTACTCAATTGAATAAACAGCCGAGAACCCCGGCTCCCAGTCTGTCGGAAGATCGTATTCGTAGTCACCTGTTGCCAGTGTTACTGTGGCCGTCTTGATGTGCGGGTTCAGGCCGCTGTAGAGACGGAGCGCCCCATCAATGTGGCTGGAATAGTTCACGTCGGAGATCAGTTGCTTGGCGTCCACCGTCTGAATCTCGTTGACAAGCGAGCGCAGTCGTGCTTCCAGCCAGCCTACCGATACCGGTGTCCCTGTTCCAGTTCCACTCAATGCTGAATCTCCACTATCTTTCGCCTAGAAACGTCAAGACCTGAGCAATAACCTGTTCCTGCTCCGGCAGGTATTCCGCCCACGAGCCTTCTGGCAACGCTGTCGCGCTTGCCGGACGGCACAGGCACGGTTTCCCAATCACCTCGTCTATCGTCAGCTTCTTGTATAGAGCCGCCGCCTTCCAGTAAGGACTGCCGTGGCGCCAGGGTAGCACTAAGTCGGGATGCCGCGCCGACGGTATCAGGACAATCGCGTTCTCAAACGCGCCTGCCGCGTGAACCGGCCCCGAGTCGTTGGACAGCAGAACTGGACAGCTCTTCACCAGCGCAAACAGGGCGCCCGTGCTTGTCCTGTCTCGCAGGTCGAGAACATTCGCCCCGGCCGTCACCGGCAAAACCCCGTGCGGCTCTCTGTTGTAGCCGCACAGTACCACCGGAGCCTCAAGGGCTATCCGGTCTATAATCGCCTGCCACCAGTCCTCGGGAAACGTCCTGCTCGCCCACGTCCGGCCCGGGTGTACCAACACTGACGCATCGAGCGGCCAGTCACCGGAAATGTCTGCAATCTCCTGTTCGTCAGCCTCGAAGACAGTAAGCCGAATCTCTCTATCCTTCAACGGCAACTGCCTGCGCAGGGCCGAGATGCTGGCCCAGTCCGTCCCCTGCGACGCAACCTGCGTCAGCGTATGCCACACCGCATCACTTGCCGGAGGCTTGGTCATCAGCTTCAGAGCATACGACCCATCGAACGGGTTGTCGTCGCCCCACTCAACGGGGACGTCCGCGTGCCCCATCAGCGGGCGAGGCCACCGGGTCGTAACGCGCACGTTTGCCCCAGGGAACACCTGCTCCTTCAGGTAGCGCAGCACCGGCTCGGCGTCAATCACGTCCCCGAGCCCACCGCCTACGTCCAGCCAGATATGCCTGCGAAACTGATAGTGCGGCTCCGCGCGTTCCCAGTTCACAAGGATGCTCTCGGCGATATGCCGCGCGGCCTGCGCGGGGTTGCCCGCAAGGTGCGCGATATACCCCGCCTCTATCGGCAGCCCCGTCAACGGAACAAGGCTGCCCATGAAGTTGAACTCGTGCCCTATGTCATAGGTGTCAAGACGGTGATGGATAATGCCGATGTTAAGGAACGTCTGTTCGATGAAATTGTCATGGCGAACAGCGGGCGCCGCAAACAACTGCCGGTGCCGTCTGCTGACAACCATGACCCCGGCGTTGAAGTAACAGCCATCCCAATACTTCTGTAGCCCCGGACACCCATAGTCCTGAAAACCCTTCTGCATTGCCCCTGTACGCTCAAGGCATTGCCCCTCGTTGAATGCCCCAAATGCAGACTCGGGGACAATCTCAAACAGGTCTGGACAGTCGGGGCGCACGAGGCAATCGTTGTCCAGATAGATTGCCCGGTCGTAATCCCGCCCGAGAAGTTCATAGAGCCGGAGCTTTTCCCACGATGGGTGCCACATCCCTGTGCGCTCCCTGATGACCTTCAGGTCAGCGCCGATACGCTCCGCATACGCTTCCTTGGACGGGAGCGTCGCGGCCGCAAGATACTCAGCCTCTTCGCCAATGACAATCGTTAGCAGGAGCTTCTTCACGACTGCCCCCCCGCTCCTTGCATTTCGGGCCACCAGACCCAGACCTGCGGGGGGACCATAATCGCCCCGGGCAGAAGCTCGTCTACCGCACGTATCAACCCGTCAAACTTGCCCGGCATGGCATCGTGTCCACAGATTACGCCCCCATCAGCCAAAAGCGGCCTGTAAGCCGCGATGTCAGCCCTTACGTGGTCGTAATCGTGCGCGGCGTCAATCCATATCAGATCAGCCGTCACGCCGCTTTCAGACAGGGTGTGCGCCGCCTCTATCGAATCCATCGCCAGCACGGTCAGCCGCCCTGATGCGATACTGTCAGCATTGTGCCGCATATAGGCTGTCTGCACAGCGGCCTCGTCGTAGAAGCCCGCGTCCGCGTCGCCCTTGAAATGGTCTACACTGTAGACACGTTCCGCCATGTGGCAGAACAGCCGTGTCAATGCGCCCTGATAGGCGCCAACCTCAATGACCGTCCTGCGCGCCGCGCACAAAAGCGACACGACGAACGTGTCGCCGTTTGCAAGCATTGCCGGCGTGGAGCCGACCGTTCGCTCAAGTATCTTCTCTATCTGTTGCAAGCCGCTTCCTTGCTACCCGCCGGGCGGGATTGTTATCGCGATGCACCGGCAGTTCACTGCTTCCTTTGCGCTCAACCTGGGGTCGTGCGGGTGGGAGCAGGCTTCGCCTCCGACAACGAAGTCCTCGGAGAGCGGAATCGCCGGGCCACCGTGGGCTATGACGTGCGTTGGCCGGACACGCCGGTCTTGCGCTGATAGCCACTTCTTCAACCAGGCTTCGGGCTCGCGGCCAAAGTCGCGTGCCACCTTCGCGTTAAAGCCTTCGTAGTCCCTTGAACGCTCGAAGTGAGCCTTCGCGGCAACCCTGCCGCCCTCTGTCCGTACTATCACCTCGGCCCGCCCGATCTTGCTGCCGAAGGACAGGGGTGAATAGGGTTGCTTCACCACCTGTTGCATAATCTCGTAGGGAGTCTTGCCCGTCATAAAGCCGAGCCGCAGAGCGCTCGTAATCTCCGCGCGAACACGCTCGGTTATTCCCTTCGTAAGCAGCTCGCCTTTGTAGGCGGCCCACTCACTCAGGGTGCCACTGGCGATGGCTGGACCGAGCCGTATCGCCGCGTTCTTGACGCCTGCGCGCTCGGCTATTTCGGTAGCCATATCCGCGCCAACATCAGCGTGACGACCGGTATACCTCTCACCAATGCCCCGCAATTGCCGTTCCAGTTGCAGGCTCACCGACCGTATCTCAGAAATGAGACGCTCAAGCCATGCGCGGGTGAACCCCGCCCGAACCGCAGCAAGCCGTTGCACAACATCTGTCTCAGTGGCCGTCAGCAGGAACGCCATGTCGCGGAGTTCATCGTCGCTCACGTCATCAATGCGTGAACGGAACTCCGCGGCAAGGTTATCCGTGCTGTCTTTCGCCATATGTCAGGAGTGGGTGCGGGAAGAAGGGACAGTGAAGCGGACCAGCCCGATCCCGCGCCCACACTTCCTCAGACCGGTCTGAAGCCTATCGTCACCGTCCCGCACGGAACGGGCACTGCCAGCCCATTCCCTGTCAAGGCATTTGAGAACTGAAGGATGTCGCCCTCGTCGAGCGCATACGGCGTGGCCGGGCTCATGTCCAACGGCGTCAGGGTAGACGTCGTCACGGTGGCCGCGTTTGCGGTGACTGCCGCGATGACATCCGTACCCGAACCGTCGTCGCTCCCGTCAATGAACGAGAACGTCCGGAAGTTCGTTGCCCTGCCCGTCATCGCCCCCTCGAACTGCACTTCGATTGACTCGATATTACAGGTCACGGGTGCCCGCCAGACCCCGAGCGTCACCGTTGCCGTATCAGATGAGGCTGTGCCAGGGGTGTAGACCGTGGCGAAGTGCGTGCCGGGCAAACTGTAGAGTTGCTGTTTCGCCATTGTTAGACCGCCTTGAATGCAATCTGGACAACGCTGCGCGGCACAACTGCCGAAAGGCCCGAGCCGACCTTCGCGTTAGAGTAGACCAGGATGTCGCCCTCGTCGAGCGCATACGGCGTGGTCGGGCTCATGTCCACCGGAGCAATCACACTGGCGTTCACGCCAGACGTGTACGCCTTGCTCGACCCCGTCAACGTGGCCGTCCCCGCCCCGTCAGTTCCGCCATCAATGAACGACAGCGTTCGGGAGTTACTGTCGGCCCCAGTGATTGCCGAGTCGAAGAACTGATAGATGTTCACGATCTCGCAGTCACAGGGCGCCTTCCAGATTCCGTATGTCGCGGTACTCTCCGTAGCGTGGCCGCCGACCTTCGTCTGCGTTGTCGCCTGGTGAAGCCCCGGTATCGAATAGAGTTGCTGTTTAGCCATAAATCACCTCATAAGGTTGCCCCGGGGGGGAGGTCCCCCCGGGGCAAGGAACGGGCCGTGTTAGTTGGCTACGTCCGAGTAGTCCCAAGCCAGGGGCTCGAGGTACACGAAGCCGTAGATGAACCTGATCTTGTAGGTCAGGGCATCCTTCGTGAACTCGTCACGGGTGAAGATGTCCGGCTCCTGCCGTCCCTGGTAGAAGCCCACCTCCAGCGTAGGCGCGCTGCGGGGGTCAGCAACGAGAGCCCAGGAGTTCGTATCCGTGAAATGCTCAACACACAAGACGTTGTAACCGAACTGCCGGAAGAAGTTCGGCTCCGTGGAGTTGTTCTGCCCGGCGGTACCGCCAGTGACGCTCACCTCCGACTCCGCGAGCTTCCACGCGGTCTGCTGGAGGGTCGGGGAAACGATGATGATCTTCGGCACGATTGCGCCGGGGTCCATCTTCACACTGGACACCGTGTTCCCGTACGTCGCCCGCTTGAGCATGTTGATGCGGCGCGCGTCGAGCTGCGCCGCCGACAGCGCGGTGGTCGCGAGGTTGCCGGATGCGGCATTTGAGCCGTCGCCGCCTCTCAGCACGCTCGTGCTATGGAACAGTTTCGTGCTGTCACCCATTGTCGGGTTGAATCCAGCCGCAGCCTGGTCAATCGGGGCCAGGATGTCGCGGTTCAGCGTGATGCGCGCCGCCTTGCCCATGTCGCGCGGGATGCGCCGGATCGCACCGACGTCGTCGTTGGCGATAGCCTCCAGTGTGATTTGAAACAGGTTGCCGCGCTTGGAAATCGCGTAGCTCTCGGCGTCGTCCCCGGGGTTCGCGAGCTCCTGATACGTGCCGTTCTCCGTCACGGTCGAGAGAACCCCGAAGCCGCCCTGATGCAGCCGGTAGTTCGTCCGGAAGTCGCTGATGCTGGTGATGTCGGAAGCCAGCGCGCGCCAGTGCTGATCCGCGCCCGAGTTGAACTCGCGGATGACAGCCCTGTGCATCGTGCTGGCGAAGATGCTCGCCCAGTCGCTCGTCAGCAGGGTCTCCCGCGCCGAGTCGTAGCCGCGAATCTGCGTGTCAGCCAGAATCTCGAACCCGCTCGTCAGGTAGTCCTTGCCGGGGTTGCACTTGAAGTAGGCTTCCTTGAAGCTGCGGAACGGCTGAACGTCGTTCTCTTTCTGCCCCGTGAAAAGCCCGAGCAGGGCGTCGCCCCGCTTGTCCCAGTCCTCGCGGCCAACCTCGACCTGACCGCCGTTCTCGCGGACCTTCCCGCTCTCGGTGAGCCTGTCAATAGCCGCCTTCGTCTCGGTGATCCGCGCCTCGAGGTCGGCCATCTCGAATGCCCGGCCCGCGAAGTCCTTGCGCACAAGCGCGTCAAAGTCCGCAGGAAGCCGCGCCTCCGTAAGCCGCCGCTCAAGCTGGATGCCGGAAAGCTCAATCGCCGCCTGCTCGCGCAGAGACCGGGCCTTCGCAAGCTCGCTCTCCATCGCCTTGTTGTCAATGGGGGGAGCCGTGGTGGGCGCAGTCTCTTGCTGGGTCTGCACGACCGTTTCGGCGTCCCTGATATCGTCTGCCATGGTTTGCTCCTCGTACTGCGTCCACCAGGAGTCGGTGACGCTCTCGAATAGCCGCCCTCCGGCGGCGGGGTTGACCACTACGTCAACACTGTTCATAGGGTCTCTGCGAAACGACGTGACCTCGCGCACGAGTTCGCCGTTCTGGCGCTTCACCCTAAACTCTGCTGCCATGTCAATGGACAGCCCTATAAGGTCGCCCGTGGCACGCGCCGCTTCGATAACCTCGCGCGTCGCGGGCAAAAGCCGCATGTCAGCTTTGAGTGCGTTAGACTCATATCTGACATTCGTCCACGTCCCCGCGATGTTCCGCGGGTCGCTCTTTCCGCCCACGTCGGTCCGGCCCCCGGGCGCTATCTGATGCCCGAAGTAGGCCGGAAGCCCCTCGAAGGCGCTCGCGCTTGCCGCCAGCAAGCCTTCGTGGTAGTGCGTGCGGTTCTTGGACGTGCCTGCCCTTATCAGCGTAGCGCCTGCGAGAAGACTATCCTCGGCCGCAAGCCCCTCCAACGCAACAGTCTCGTTGATGCGCGCCATCTGCGGCGCTTCGCGTTCGTTGTCAATCATTCCGTTTCCTCCGCATCCTCGGGCTCGCTGGCGTCTTCCTCCGGCTTGTTCTGACCGCCCTGCTGCGACAGGAAGTAAGCCGCCATGATAGCGTCGTCTCGCTTCTGCTCCTCAACCAGTTCCTCGATGTTGTCGGGCATGGGCATATCGGAAACCTGGTAGATAAGCCGCCTTGCCGTGGTCATGTCCATGAGCCCGCTGTGAACGGCGGCAATTGTCGCCGGAACGAGCTTTGCAACCGCATTTCCGAGAAGGTCGTTGTTCTGCGGGGTAAGGTCCGGCAACGTCAGCGTTATCTTGCCGACGTCCTCACCGGAAGGCACCCACGCCCCAGCCGCAACGAACAGGTCACGCTGCAACGTGAGCATGTGCATAATCCGAGCGCCGAACTCGGCCTGAATCCCCTCAAGGAACTTGATTGTCGGGCTGCTGCTCGACTCAGCCGTCGTGCGGTTCACGTCAGCCTCAGC